TTATACTTCCAGATGCGTGCCCAAGAATGTCTAACAAGTCAGTAGGTACATCTATGTTCATTGAAGAGTATACATAATCCCTATGTGGTGAAGGAAATTCATGTGGTATACTTTCATCCACTATCCATACTTTATCGAATGGTGGTTCGATTGAATTCCAACTTAAACGAGTTTCAGACATTTCATCTGGTTCACCAAAAACTTTGACCAAAGCGGCTGCATAAGTTTTTGCATCTTCGTGTCTCCAATTTTTGGTAATGTCAGATGATTTCTGTTCTTCGATAAATTGTTTAAAGTTTTTCATTTTTTCTTTTTCTTTGCTGAGTGACCATGTGATTCACTTTTCAATTTAGTGACTTCATTTGCCTGAATTGTCACAGATTTACCTTTGTGAGTAACATAATATTCTTCAATCACACCGTCTTCTGTTAAACTATGATCGTCTACCTTTACAAATTTTTCACCCAAACTTGGATGTTTGATATGAGTAGCTCAATCGTGTTGAATTGCTCTGTTTACATTCTTTGTATTTAAATCATTTTTAAATTCTCTAAATGTTTTCATTTTTTTATCCTTTGTTATGAGGTTACTTCTTTGCCTTTTTTACGGCCTTTTTAACTTTCTTTTTACCCTTTTTCTTCACTTCTTTTACTTCTTCTTTAATCTCTTGCTTAAGATAAACGCTCCCACGTTTACTAATTAACTTTTTTACATGATGTTTCAGTTTACTCAACAAACCCATTTTTACCTTTCTTCTAATGATTATTGTTTACTTTGATAATCTTTGATTGCAGCCTTGATAGCATCTTCTGCAAGAACTGAACAATGTATTTTAACTGGTGGTAAAGATAGTTCCTCTACTATCTCTGTATTTTGAATCAGACTTGCTTCATCTACAGTTCTACCTTTTACCCATTCTGTGGCAAGACTTGAGGAAGCAATAGCACTTCCACATCCAAAGGTTTTAAACTTTGCATCTTCTATTACACCAGTATCCTTATTAACTTGGATTTGGAGTTTCATTACATCTCCGCACTCTGGAGCACCCACAAGACCACTCCCGACAGAATCACTCCCGCTATCCAAACTTCCAACATTCTTGGGTTTTTCATAATGTTCTATTACCTTCTCTGAATATGCCATTAGTTTTCATCCCATTGTAGACATTCCTGTACACCATGTCTTTCTAAAAGTTCTCTATTTTTCCAATGTTCACCTTTTACAGCATCTTTGTTTTGACCAGTATAACCTACTGCATAACCATTTTCACACATCCATTTATTTAAGTTTGTCCATCCACCAAACTCATGTCCATCTTCATTACAGTTAATCCAAATCTCTCCTAAGATTCTTCCGAACTTTCCTCGACTGTCTGCTTCTGGACATCGAACTTGTATTTCGATGTCATCTCTATCATCAACGATTGCCCAATTGAGCCATGATGACAGTGCTGCTTTGGATAACTTACCATAGATTTTTTCGTTTTTATGCCTAGTTCTAGATTCGGGGGTGTCGATTCCAAGCAAGCGGATTCTACCGCAAAAGCGTACATCGAAACCCAAATCAATAACTGCATCAATAGTATCTCCATCAATAACCTTTTCTATTGCTGTTATGTTGTAAATAAATTCACAGGGTTCTTCATTAATATATTCAGCCATTATTTCCTTTCTATAAATCACAACCACATGGAGATTCTTCTGTACACTCACATGGGTCACAAGTACAATTTACACATTTACACTCTTCGTTTTCACACATTTTCGTTTTCCTCGTTGGATGTAGACATAGCTTTTCTACGTTCCACATCTTGTTTACGTTTATCTTTGACTAATTTTTTCGCAATCTTAGCAATAGCGCCAGATTTTTTCTGAACCAGTTTTGATATTTGTCCTCTTTCAGAATAAGAAAGGTCTGCTTTTGTCTTACCCCTCAATTTTGGAAAATATTTTTTAACAATTTTTTGAATTGCAGCTTTTCTTGAACGTTTAGCAAGTACATCTGCCCCTGCTGCTTTCTTCATTGCAATTTGTCTTTTCTTTATAAATCCAGGCTTTTTTGCTTGAAGTCTCATTCTCACTGCCAATTTTCTCAATTGTGCTGGACTAAGAAGTTCATCTAATTCGTTGTCTTCCTTGATTTCTACTTTTAGTCCTTTTGCAACTGCGTTATAAAGATTCTTACAAACTGAATCAGAAGTGCTAGAAGGAACACCCATTTTGAATACCTCATAATCACCATCTTTAACTGCTTGTCTCATCTTAGATGCTGACATTCCATCAGCACCTTCTGCATCGGGGTCACGTTCTCCTGCTGATATTACTTCTATTGAATCAAAATAGTAATATCCATGTTTTGATTTCTTGTCGTTGTATCGATTTAGTAAAGATGAAAAATCACGAACTCTGTCACTTCCTACAACCATTATCAATTTTGAATATCCACCCTTATCGTGGATTTCTGAGGCTGCGTGTAAAGCAGTTTTTGCTGTACTGTTTTCAATGAATGCTCTATATTTTGGAAAAATAAGTTTGAGAAAGTTGATTGTTTGTTTGTGGGAAAGTGGATTTTTCTTTGAATCTTGTGAGTGACTTGTGTAAATAAAATAATCTCCACCCTCTTTAGTTGACGTTGATTCGACAACTCTTAATAATTTTTCGTGACCGATAGTTGGTGGATTGAATCTCCCAAAAGTATATACAGCCGTCTTACCAGATTTTTCTATTAAAAACTGTTGATATGTTTTACTCATCTATCCTCTCAGTTAAAATAAACTTTCTTGAAGGGTCTACTGCAAGATTTAATTCTGTCATAAAGTTTTTATTCATCAGCAACGGAGTTGTTCTATCAGCTCTATCATCTAGAGTAAATATGTATTTGTGTACAGTCTGTTGAAACTTGAGATCTAGTTCAATCATTGGTCTAGTTTCTGTTTTATCTCCAACCTTGATATCTCTTGTATCCATAAGTTTAGACTTGACCTTTTTACCGTTCAAAGACCAGATAACATCTTTGTCTTTTATTTCAAAATCATCAGAGTGAATGACAGATGCTTTTCCACTATTGCCCGTATCCATTTTTCCTACAAGACTACCAAAAATTTCATGTTCAAACGTTTCCCATACACCACAAAGAGTTGGTTGATTCCACCAGTTGGATTTGTCGTTATAAGTTTCCAACAATTTCTTTATAGCATTAATTTTAGTTGCTTCTCTAAATCCTTTTGTTCCAGGCGAACTATTGACCTCTAAAATAAATGGTTGGTCTTTCTCATTATCTTTTGCTGGAATAAAATCTACACCAACCCAACTACCACCAACAATTTTAGCAGCACGAATACAATTTTCTCTTTCAATGTCTGATAATTCATACTCTTCAATCGTTGCTCCTTGAGAATAATTTGAACGAAAATCCCCCTCTACAACATTTCTTCTCATCGCTCCAATAATCTTGTTATTGATTATCATCACTCTCACATCAAATTCTGTTTTTACATAAGACTGTAATAATAAAGCAATGTTCTCATCCATTTTGTAAAGTAACTGAACCATACTTTCTAATCCACGTTCAGACTCTACAAATAATACACCTACACCTTTTGCTCCTGTATTTGTTTTCAGTATGACAGGATATTCAGAACCTAATTTATCAAATGCAAGACTTCCTCCTTTTTCGTTTGGCACCAAAACAGTAGTTGGTGTTCTCAATCCAGCATCTGCTAACATCAATGTTGTTCTGTATTTGTCAGAACATATCTCTATACAGTCTCTTGAATTGACAGTTGCTATTCCAACATTTTCTATCTGAGAAAGTAAGTCTTTATAAATTTCCCTACGATCTATTCCCCCTCTAATTATTGCTATTGTGTCTTTGGGAGAAACAGCAAACCCTTCCTCATCCTCATCATTGTGAACTGTTCGATTTCCATCTTCATCTTTTTTGAGATAAGCCCCTTCAAGAAAAAGTAAATAAACAGATATACCCAATTTTTTTGCTTCTTTTTCAATCTCAGAAGAAGTGTGGTATACATTTTTTTCATCTTCTTTAGGTCTTGCAGTTAGAACAATTAGTTTATATTTTTCTTCTTCTTTTTCTTCTACTGCTTCAGTTATAATCTCTGGTTGTTTGATTATCGTTGTTTTCATTTTGTCCAGTTTTTAGCAGCATTGAAATTTGCTCGTGAGAATTCCAATCGGTCAACCAATTTGACTGCTTTTCCACTATAGTCTATTGCTACAAATCCCTCTGGAGCTGTGACACGAAATCCATTGTCTGTGCGAATGAAAGTATCCATCGCACCTTTTGCTTTTTCTAATTTTCGGATTACAAGATTTTTAGCCTGTATCAGTAGATTTTGCATATCAAACATATTTTTAAGATGTTTTTTATTTACTGAGAGTACATTTATTACATCTTGTTTATATTTAGTTTTCTTGTCTTTTGAAGTCTTTGTTCTAAGTTTATCTATATCTTTTTGTATCTTAGTATTAACATAATTAATTATATCTTCAACGTGTTTGGAAGTATTTCTGATTTCTTCTCCAGCTCGTACCTTTACGTTACTATAAGTTTTGATAAGAGTCAAAACATCTTGTCTATCAATTAAACTTTTCATAAAAGTAGAATCGAAAGAACGAAATTTCTTTCCAGCTAAAGATAATACATTTGTGAACGAATCTGTTTCTGTTTTATTGAAATTAATTGTTCCTGACCTATCTTCATAGTCAGCATCAGAAAACCAAACATCGTTAGTCTTAGTCAATCCTTTTATGTCTGCACCAAATGAAGCTTTCATATCTTGAAGTTTTGTTCCAGAGTAAGTAGTGTGCCAGACAATTCCCATTTTTGCTTTAGTTATTCTATCAGAACTATCAGTTGGTACTGCATAAAGAATAGTATTTGGTTGAAATGTCATATAAGATTTACCATCTATTTTTTCTGTTTTCAAATCTTCTTGTGTAAATAACATATCACCCTGTAAAACATTTTTGATTCCCAATTTTGGAAGATACTTGAGTGC